CCAATCTTTAGAGTCGCCTTCTCCTTTAGCCATTGCTTTTGCAATGTTGTGAGACTTTGGAAAAGCCTTGCCGTAAATCCACATGATGTTGTCACGAATTTCAAACCCTGCGTCTTCAATAGCAACAGCCATTCTATGCCAAGTCCTTGTGCCACCAAACGATAGTAAATGGCCCCCGGGTTTTAGCACTCTAAGGCATTCTTGCCATAGTTCAGGGTTGAACGCAATGCCAGTGGCGTCCCAAGTGTTTCCCATGAACCCGCCTTTAGAACCTTTGCCACTAGTCAAGTCGTACGGAGGGTCGGTGACTATAGAGTCTACAGAGTTATCAGCAAGTCTCTTGAGAACGTCTAAGCAGTTGCCGCTATAGACTACTGCACTGTCGCTAGCATAATGTGGTTCGTATGTATCCGTCATGGTCTAATCATATACAATAGGTACATGATTGCTAAAGATGAAACGATTCACATTGTATGGCCTCACCACGGAGAAATTGACAACGGCTTTGCTATTAGTCTTTTAGACCTTGTGACCAAAAGTGGACGAAAACTTACATACAACTCAATGCTAGGTCTAGGCCTGCTTGCTAAGACTAGAAACATGCTAGTAAAGTCATTTCTAGATGACACTACAGCCGACTGGCTGTTCATGGTCGATGGTGACGAATTTGCAAGTCTAGACGCTTTTGATAAACTTGCTCGCGCCGCAGACGCTAAAAAGGTGCCAATTATCTCAGGTCTATGCTTTGGCAACAAAAGCCCTGTTGATTTAGAACCGTCTCCGTGCATCTTTATCTTCAACGAGGCCAAGAACTTTGTGCCATACTACGAGTACCCTGAAGATAAGGTCGTGCCTATTGCAGCAGCCGGAGCTGGTTGTCTACTCATCCATCGCTCTGTGCTAGAGGCAGTACGCAAGCAGGAAGAAGAGATGTCTGGCAAAGACTGGGCTTGGTTCCAAGATGGACCAGCTGGTAACAACACCTGGCTAAGTGAGGATTTGATGTTCTCGCTACGAGTAGTTGCTGCTGGTTACCAGATGCATGCACACACTGGCGCAGTCTTCCCACATCACAAGAACTTGTGGCTAACTGATAAGCACTACAAACAGTTTACTACTAATCCTAATTAGTCGTTAAGTATTCTTAGGACTGCGATAGAAGTCCACGGAACAAACACTGTCTGAGTAGGCTCAGTAGTATCAACAAAGATACCCTTGTCATTCTCAAAAGAAACAAATCCTGTCACTTCGTCAATTGACCCGCCAATGTTGTCAATCTGAACTATCTTTCCAGTGAGTCGGTACTTTGCCATTTTTTCCATGTGGCCTAGTAAAGTGCTGTTCATAATTTATCTCCTGTCTAAACGTATTTCGAGCCTCGAGCAGGACTTGAACCCGCCACCTACGCATTACAAGTGCGTTGCTCTACCAGATGAGCTATCGAGGCAATACTTCTATTTTACTGCTTTTTGCGTAATTCCTTGTAGCACTCAGGGCAAACGCTACCGCTAAACCAAATCCTATGCTTTCTGCATGGATAGTATCCACGTCTACTCTTTGCCATCGATGTCTCTCCATGGTAGTTGGTTGTCACCATACATCGCTCGAACCTGCGCGTTTCCTTGTTCAAACATCTCAATCTTTACAGAACCTTCGTTGCCACCAAGTCTGTAGTACAACGTGCTTAACCCGCTGCAAGCAAAGTTCTCGTGCCCTAATGATTGAGTCACTAGTTCTAGAAAGCGACGGTCTCCACCCCAACCCCAGTTCCAGAAGTGTCCTGTAGACCGAGCAAACTTATTCGTGAAGAAATAGGCACTCGTATCGATAAGGTGTCCAAGCTTCTCATTGCCACCTATTGGCCACCAGCCTAGTGACTCACAATCGTCTTCGCAAAGGAACTTGCCTTCCTTAGAGAAAATCTTCCTTAGCGAGTACGCCCAATCGTAGCCACCGGTTTCAATGACTCGGACTAGAGAGCTCACGTGGTTAGGTGCAATCATGTTGTCTTGGTCTAAGAACATCACATAGTCTTGATTGACTACATAACTAGCTGCCGCCATGACTCGCCCACCGTACCACTTGTCTTGCCCAGTGTTCCAAGGCAGAACTAGAACTGTAACAGGTGAGTCGACGTCAAGACGCCACAGCAAATCTCTGACAGCTTTTTCATGCTCAGCACCATCGACAACTATAAGATGCTCAACGTTTGGATAGTCTTGCTGCATCACTGAACGGACACAGCTCTCAAGTTCGTTTGCCCCTGTTGTTGGAGTTATCACTACGACTGACTTCATTGTTTTACTCTAGCATCTCAAGCAAGTTTTTCACAGTTGTTGGATACCATTTTCCACCATTCTGTCCCTTTACCTCATCACGGTTCAAGCCCTCGGCAATTTTGTTGTAACTAAAACCTAACACTCTTTCACGTTTCACGCGCTCGCGAATCTCTTCAGGTGTCTTATTCTTTGGTCCCATGTCAACACCCCAGACAACACCTCTCTTACGACGGTCATCGTGTATGTCTCGTTGACGCGCAGCAATGATGTTTCGTTCCATCTCAGCCAAGGCTGACATAATCGTCACAACAAACCTGCCTTGGTAAGTCGAGGTGTCTAAGTTTAGGTCTAGCAGCACAAGTCGCCAGCTGTTCTTATTGGCACGGTCTACAATGTCTAGGAAGTCTGTCGTTGAACGGGCAAGTCTGTCAATGCGAGTAACGAACAGTGCTTGCGCGTCTCCGGTCTCTAGCCTTTTCAACGCCGCTGTCAAAGCAGGCCTGCCTGAGATACTTTTACCTGAGCGACCTTCTTCACGGATTAGTTCATGTCTAGTAAAGCCTGCAAACTCTGCAGCTTGAATCAGCGAGCGTTCTTGAACGTCGAGAGACATACCGTCATTGACCTGCATCTGCGTTGAGACACGTGCGTAGAGTAAGGCAAGTCCTAGGTCCTTAGTCAATAGCCTTTTCTCCGCCAATAAGGTATATGGCATGCTCTAGTCCCTGAATGTACTCAGGTCTGCCGGTCCAAAGTTCTAGTAGAGTTTCACGCTCTTTTAGTAGCATCTTTAGGATTTGTTCCTGACGCTTTTTCTCGCCACTCTCTTGTATTTCAAAGACACGTCTTTGGAAGTCGTCTAGTCCTGTGGTCATTTGTTTTCTTCCTGCAATTCGTCCAGTCTAGCTGCTATTGAGTCAATGCGCTCACGAAGTACGTCTAGGGTGATACCCAAGATGTCTAGCCTCTCACCTATTCTGTCAAGCGCTATGTCAATGCTCTCAGGTTCATTCATTTTTTGTATAGTTCCTTCCATGCCTTTACGGTAAAGCGTTCTCCGTTTTCCATAACAACAGGACGCCAACGTCCCTCCCAGAAAAGATACCAAGTACCTTTTTGTGTCTCATGCCACTTACCTTGATTGAACCTACGGCGACTAGTTCGCCGTTCATTTAGATTCCATCTAGCCATCTAAGTAAGCCTCTCCTTGCCACACTGGTGCGCGTGTTAGTGGCTATTTTAGCAAACAAGCTCAGCGCATGCGCCATTGTAGCAGGATTTTTTGATGCAGAGCGCAAATCCCAAACCCTTGATTTTCTAACCATCTGAGGCTACTTTGTACAATAATTTATAATAATTAGACGCCTCAGTTTTTGCTTATAGAGCTAACTATAAACTTATACGATTTTTGCTGCCGGCGGCTATTTTTGGTAGTTTACTAGCGTCTCGGCTATTGCTAGTGCGTCTAGCTTCCATCTGTCTCTAGTGCTCCAGCTATCGTCACCTGTCATCTTGAACCAGTGAGCTTGCTCAGCACTTTTCATCATTCCAATTAGACCGTCAATTATAGAGATGTACTGATGTTCGTACCCTATTAGCTCGTCGCTTCGTGCAAGTAAATCGGCCTTAGATTTTTCAAGAATCTCTTTAGCGTGTACTATCTTTGCAAGTGGATGCTGTGGGTCCTTAGACACGGAAGCCTCTATACTCTTCTACTTTGTACTCGTCAGTCTGGTACTGCTTATTTAGTTCACGAGCTCGCTCCTTGGCTTGCTCAAAGGTCCCAGTAAATAGAACAGTCTTCCACTCACCACGGGCAAGTACCACACAGTACTCTCTGGTGTTTAGCATGAAAGACTCCTTTCGTCTTAGGTCTATTGTAATGTCAAACTCCGGTTAAGGTAAAACACCCCGTATTTCTACGAGGTGTTTAATGTGAGTAGATGGGTTGCGTTTTACCACCAATGCGTCTCCACCAGATTCTCTAGCGCTTACTCGCATACCTGCCGTTAGGTTTTCCACCCAGTTGATTAGACCCGACAGTGCTTTCTCCCTGTTGGAACAGAAATTCAGCCATACTCCGCTTCAGCCGTCGCTTTTGCGTTATGTCTAATGTAACACGAGCCAGTGACATTTTATGCCAAGTTGTATAACTAAACCGAAGCGTTTAGTCTTTCTTGGTTACAAGACGGCGTTTGATTGCGTCAAAAACTTTTGGACGCTTCTTAGTTGCTTTACCACTTGGTCGGCCGTCTCCAGTACGCTTTACTACGACTGGTGCTGGCTTTCCGCCTTTTCCTTTAGCCATGTTTTCTCCTTAGCTGCTAAACTTACTGAATCAGTTTACACTACTTGGAGTGTGTCGTTACGACCTAATCTGCTGGTTCTGTAGGAGTCGAACCTACGCTAACGGTGTTGGAGACCGCTGTGCTACCGTAACACTTAGAACCAAAACACCTAGCCTCGCGACTAGGGTGAGGTACATGACCTCAATGCCGCTGGACATGCGTGCATCGTGGACCAGCCGGGAATCGAACCCGGGTCCTAACACCGTCTTTACACTCTTCTACATGCTTAGGCAGATTGTTTGCGACCAGACGTATGACCTGCCAGACCGTCGGACGTTACCACGATTTATAGACTCCGTGGAAAAAGTCTTGTTTTGTTCTATTTATTTAAAACCTGACTGCCCAGCTAGAACTACTGCTTTGTCAGGGGCCTTAGCGGTGTAGTTAGACTACGCTGCTAGTGCGAATGCTGAACGTGAGTTTGCATTTATTGCTTTACCCGATTCAAGAGTACGGGCGTCTCTGCATGCTTCTTTGTAAAGTTAGACATCAGTCGAAAGCCTGTCTAGCCCTTGTACTTGCGTACATTATCATTATACCCTGCTCCGGTTTAGTTAGTAAACTCGTAACAAAACAGTTATACTTGAACTATAATGGTAAATGTCACTGGTTAGTGATAAGGACAAAATCAACGAAAGGAAAAACAGTGAGTGAGGCAATGCTTCAGGACTACGCGCCAAAACTAGAAAAGCTACTTCCGCTGGCGCAGAGGGCATACGGCCTGAGAACAACGGATTCGCCAGCACATGTGGCCAGCAGAGAGTACACAAATCTTCTAAAGGAGTACTATGACAACGGAGGAAGTCTCGTTGCCATGGCTAAAGAACTAGATGTAGCTTACGCAGGACTACGTCGTCGCGTCTTTATGATTGACGCGCCAATGCGTGATGTAAGAACACACAGCAGGATAGAGCCAGCTGATTTTGACAAGGCCGTAGAGAGAGTCAAGCAGGCTAAAAAAGCTGGCGCTGAAAAGTACCACGAGCAACTGCTTACCGAGTACACTGCCGGAATATCTCTGGGTAAACTGGCTCAAGCTCTAGGACTAAGTAGTTCTAACCCTTTGTACTACGGTGTGCAGCGTGCGCGTCGTCGACTAACCGAGTAGACAAAGTCTATCCAGAGTAAAACAAAACCCCTCGCCTAATCAGCGGGGGGTTTTATTTTCGCTAAACTTTATAGACCGGTGTCTTCGCTGCTGACAGACTTCTTGCCTTCAGCCACTTTGGCTTCAGCAGAAGATGCAAATGCAGTGTTGATTTCGTCCATGTCAAGGATGCCGTCTACGACGTATGCACGAGCAAGGGACTCGGCAACTTCCATGATTCCAACGAATGCGGCGATTAGTGCTGACTGCCACAGTTCAACGCCACCGATTGAGCCAGCAGCAAGAACTGCGCTAACTTTAAGGATTACAAGCGCAATTGTGCGCTTGAAGATTGTTTTTACGATTTCCAATTTGGTCTCCCGGGAATGAGTAGGTGAGTGGTTATTTTGCCTCTCCCAGGCAATACAATTCTATAGCGCTCTACCGGTTACGACTTGGAGGAATCCCTAGGTTTACCGGTATGCCACGTCTGATTTTGCGTCTATCATTATCAGTGGTCCCTCCCCAGATTCCAATCAAATCAGGTCTGTCTATCGCGTAGAGCATACACTCTGGCTTAAACTCACAGCTAGCACAAATCTGCTTGGCTTCACGTTCGTAGGTGTAAGTGCCGCGATTTGGTTTTCGTGAGCCGTCTGGCGCTTCGTCTGGAAAGAATGCATCTGGAAAGGTCTCTGAACAAACTGGTGGATTTTCAGAATCCAGGAACTTAGGGTAATCAAATCCATTTAGGTTGTCGTTTTCCATTGTCCCTACTTCATTGCTAGTTTAGTACACTATATCACGAACTAGACATTGTTTTTACTAGCCGCAAATCCAGCGCCGTTTAAATTAATAGGCGGCGCGTTAAATATACGCACTAGAGGCGATCCGCAATCCGGCTCAGGGCACGTGTCAACACGCTGGTCTTCAGTGATTCTTCTAACCTCTAAGTATTCGTGCTGGTTGTCTTTACACTTGTATTCGTATGTTGGCATAGTCTAATTTTAGTACTAGTCCCGGTGAGCTAATGTGTTGAGCTTATCTAGACGGAAGCCAGACCAGCTGTCTTCACCAGCTACAACCACTGGAGCCGAGGTGTAGTTGTTAGTTTCAATGATAACCATAACTTCAGGACTATCTTGAATCATCCTTGCCTCAAACTCAATACCTTTTACGGTAAGGAACCTTTTAGTTTGCTCACACGCTGTGCAGTTTGGGTTGCTGTAAACGATTACACTCATTTTATTTTCTCTTTCTTAACAAGAACAGGCAATTAGTTGCCATAGTTTTAGGCCGATAGGGGCAAACACATAGAACAGCAAGAGTTCTAGTGCTACAAGTCCGGCAACACTTAGTACAGTTTTTTGAGTCTTACTTATAGCAAACTCTTTAGTGCTAGTTATCGTTGTCATCAGGATTTTTTGCCTTTCCATCTTTATCTGCGTAAACCAAGCCAATAGAGTCTCCGACTTTTAACTCGATAAAAGAAACTCCAGTCTGAGACGGGTACCAGTGTGATTTTACGTTTAGGTCGTTGCTTCCGTGTTTCTCAAACAAAGTCCATTTCCAGTCAATGTCTTTACAGGATTTTAGCTTAGGAAGTTTGTTTACTTGACAGATTGCTTTACCTAGTTCTTTACCAAAATCAAGGTAGTCAATTTTTAGTGTCGTGTTACTGAGCAAGTCAATCGCTTTTACTTTTCCAGAAACAGCAAAACATCTTTCATCTGGAGTCTCGTTTGACAGAGTTCCAAAATCAACATAGACATTTACACAGTTTGCTTTAGGTGTAGTAGTCTCACCTTTAATCCATAGCAGGCCGAGCAACCCGCATGTGATTGCAGTAGCAACTAATAGTTTACTCTTCACGGCTACCTCCAGGCACCCATAAGACATCGCCAACCTCACGGTTAGCGTACCTAGACAACACAAATAAAAGGTCAGACAGACGATTTAAATACTTTGCAGCCGTGATACTCACACCCTCACCAAAAGAATGGATAGCATTCCAAGTTTCACGTTCTGCTCTTCTAGTGACCGTTCTTGCTGCATGCAACTGCGCTGCTAGCGGTGTCCCACTAGGTAGGACAAAACTTCTTAAAACTGGCAAATCTTTGTTGTAGTGGTCAATTAGTTTCTCTAAACGAGAGACCTGGTCCTCAGTGACTCTAAGTGGAGTAACTTTAGGCTCATCGATTACTGGTGTGCAAAGGTCTGCTCCAACATCAAACAAATCATTTTGAATTTGAAGCAAAACTTTTTTCACATCGGCGTCTATGCCCATAGACAAGGCAACTCCAATACTGGAGTTAGCCTCATCTACGGTTGAGAATGCTTC